GGTACGCAGAAAGCGCTGAACCTACTGACATTTTCTGGGACGGTAAGTACTGGAAGAAAGTGCGTGGGGCAGACGCCGCCCCTCCGGGACGCTCAATGCATGAAATTGGGTTGGCCGCTGACCTCACTGGTGACATGGAGTGGATTAAGGCTAACGCTGAGCGGTTTGGTCTTAAGCATTTCGCCAACGTAAACGACGAGCCTTGGCACGTTCAACCGTCTGAATTGCCGAATTCTCGCAGGCAGTACGAAGCCGCTGGAGCGCCGTGGGGTATCCCTGTGGGGGCACGCGCTTTTACCCCCGGTGGTAGCGGTAAAAACGCTGAGCACTCCAGTAGCGGTGGTTCCGGAACAGACGCTTCCCTGTTTGCGCTTAAGGGCATGACTATGTCCGAAGCAATACGTTCATTCCGCATGATGGGCGCATCAGGCATGTCCAGTTCCTCTGGCGGAGGTAGGGTTGTTGCTAAACGACGGAACATCACTCAATCTCGGTTTGACGTACCCGCTGATTTCCGCAATGGCGGTATGGCGAAGAGCAATGTGGATATTGCTCAATGGTCAGCAGACTTTTTGCGCCGAGTGGGAGCCCCCGTAACAACAGCCAACCTTGAATTGATGTCTGCGTGGATCAAGGCTGAGGGGACTCGTGCATCCTTTAACCCCCTTGCCGTGGTGTCCAAACCACGCGACGGGGCGGAGGCCCTAGGCCAGTGGAGTGACTTCAACAGTACTGGGGTCAAGAACTTCGCAAACTATGAGCAAGGTATGCGAATGAACGTGTACCACATGCAGAACCACGCCAAGGGCGTGCTTAATGCACTCAGAGGGGGCAAAAACCCGTACCAAGTGGCTGAGGCCATAGAAAGAATGTACGCAAATTGGGGAGGGACAACCGCCACTCGGTCGGTGCTCAAGTCCCGAGGAATCAGCGAGACAGGCGACGGTATGGCACCGTCAGCGCCCAGCATGGGCACCAGTACTACATCTTTCACGGGCGGTACGACATTTAATATTTCTCCTGTAATCAACCTTATGGGTAGCGGCAACACTCAAGTTGACGCACAGATTATTGCTAGAGAAGTAACCCGCATTATTGAAAATGAAATGCGGTTGCGAGAGTTGAGGAGCGCATAATGGGTAATTCGTATTCTACAAACCAGTGGTATGGGTTGCCCGGAGGTGTAACCGGTGCGCCAACGGGTGGTCTAGCCCGGACGAGCGTAGATAATCCTGAATTCTTGTACCCCAAAAAGGTTCGTAAAAACCTTGGGGGTGGGCCCGACAAGGTAATTCAACGGGGGTTCATTCGGTCGCTGTTGACTGAAGTGCCCGGACTTACTGGTGTTTTACCAAACCGTAGGTTCTTTTTTCAATTTAATCCGGAACGCATCATGCGAAGCGTGTCAGTGTCCAGTGGGATGATGATGCCCTTGCTTCAGGACGCACAGCAGTTTTCTGTAGCCACGCCGGGAAACTCAACATTTTCATTTGATATTTTCTTAAATCGTGAGGCGGAAGTAAACCAAAACACAACAGTGTCATCACCTGCTAACGCAGAAAATGTATCACTTGATTTCATTACATCCAATCCTCAGCAGTTTGGTGTTTTGTCAGATTTATCGGTTCTTGACACAGTTATCGGTCAAGGTGTATCTCAAGACACCGTGGAAGCGTTGGCTAAAATTCAAGCAATTAGTTCCACATGGGAAGCGTCAGACACTACTGGCGGTTCAGTATCTGCGCCTTTAACTGAGGCTGACGCCGCGGAGGCACTAGGTAAAGTTTTTGGTAACAGCGCATTTTTAATTAGCACGCCAATACGTATTGTTTTCTCGTCACTATTTATGGTTGATGGTTTTATTACGGGTTCGGCCGTACAGTTTTCAAAGTTCAGTGAAAACTTAGTTCCAACTATGTGCGCGATTAACTTGACTGTTGAGGCTAAATACATTGGCTTTGCACGACAGCGCACGTATTTAACTGACGCGCTTAGTAGTATGGTGCCAAACCCCTCTGCTGGTGGTGCGTTACCGCCAACTAGCGTGGTAGGGGACACTGAGGAATATAGATACTTGGTTGATATAGTCAAAAAGTTACCTCAATATCAAATATCATTACATGGTACTGATGCAGATGATCACAGTAGTCGTTGGGATACATACGATAAAAAGTATGTTGACATAATGCACTACAACACTTTTTTATTTCGTTGTGGTTTTGTCGGTGATCCTGAACAAGCACAAATATACAGGGAGTTCAATAACGGTAGATACTCAATATCAATTAGCCATAAGCCCTACGTCAAAGTTTGGCGTGCGTATGCTAATGAAGCAGAAAAAGCCGCCGCTTTTTCTAGTAACATCACACGTTCGTATCAACCACTTGGTATTTCAGGTGGAGTGCCCGACGCAAACGGCATTCAAAAAGATGTAAAACTACTGAATGTAGTGGGCGTTAATGCAACTATCACCGACGCGGCGTCGTGGAGGCGATTAGCGAGATATGGTGGTGGTGATGATACTCCGGGCCTTAACCCCACAGAAGATAGCGCCTACGACAACGTCAATAACATAGTGTGGGAAAACGCAAAAGCCAATCGGGAAACAATCGCTGAAAAAGAGGCTGACAATCTGTATTTAAGTCTTCCATCGTACTCATCAATAACAGATGCGGCTAAAAATACTAAACTTTTTGTTGAGTATGGTCTTTATTTGGAAGTAAAACTGTTCTCATCTAAAACAAGCAGTCGCCCAAGTGTTTTATATATAGAGCAGTCCGGAATAAAAACTGTATTTGCTAAAGATAAATCAGGATTTGTATTTAAAATAGACCCGAGTCAGGCGAAATAATGGCTTACGTTCAAACAACATCACGATACATAAAAACAGTCTCTCAAGACGGTACTTACGAAGCAAGAAGGAAATACTTTAACAATAAAAAATACTATACGTACACAACAAAAGACGGGGACAGTTTTGATTTAATCGCGCACCGAGTCTTTCAAGACCCAGAAAGGTTCTGGGAGATCGCTGACCTCAATCCCCATGTGCCATTCCCAGATGAGATTCCTGTTGGAACTACGCTAAGAATCCCCGCAAAATGATCTTTAAGTCTTCAAGCCCCATTTCACCCATAACTGACATTGTGGTGCACAACGTCCCTTCACGGAACACATCCATTGTGCAGGTAGAACTGGCGCTTGAAGAGAATAGGCATGACATGCTGAAGATAGTCATTGCCGGAGTGCCCCCGAGTGTAATCACTGAATACATTGGTAAACCTGTGTATGGGTTCCTTGACTTTGGTGTTAACAACCATGAGTTTTGTGGGTACGTCGCCTCAGTAGACCCCGTCTTCCGAAACAAGGATGGCATTGTAAACGGAAGTCTATTTCAAGAAGTAACCCTTATCTGCATGGGCGCTTCCTATGCTATGCGAGCAAAAAAGAATCGCGTCTGGCAGGGTCAAACTCTTGACCAAATCGTAAGTACTATTGCAGACGAGCACCGGGTCAGTTTTTCGTGCGAGCAAGACCCTTTTGTGTACGACCGTATTGTGCAAACTGAGGAGTCGGACTGGCAATTTTTGAATAAGTTGGCGCAACTGTACGGTATGTCCTTTTCACTGCACGGTACACATCTACATTTTTGGAACCCGATGCGGGCCCTTGGTCGTGGCATCTCGTATCACAAACTGCGTAACGTCCGTGGGTTAAACATGGAGACACAAACCACGCCCGCAACAATTTTGTCTTTACACGGTTCCTTTGGCGATACGGTCAACCCCCGAACGTCCCACACTTTGACGGCGGTGAGTGTAGACAATCAGGGGTTAGTACACTCCGGTCTGCCATTTGACGAGCACACGGGTTTTGGAAAAGAAGTAACACTGGACGTAACAGACCAAATCAGCGTGAACGGCACATCGGCTCTAATGATTGACCATACGATTAAAGCCCGTAGCCGTGGTGTCAACACGCTACTTGCTTCTGTGGAGTTAACTGGTACAGCCGGTGCCCTGCCCGGTGGTGTTGTCTCCGTGTCTGAGTTTGATTCAACATTTGATGGCTTCTGGTACGTTAAGTCGGTAACTCACACAGTTACTAGGGATGAGTTCTTTACAAAGATGTCTATCGCCAGTAATGACACGAATGAAGAAGAGCCATATATGTCAATTAAATCGCAAATACCAGTTATTCCGCGACCAGCGTTTCTTAACGGCTCTTGGTGTTCTACAACTCAACTTAAGGACATTTATGTATAAAAAAGTTATTAAAATTACTTTAATAGCATTTGTTTTGTTGTCTTCATTCTTTTCGTTTAGCATGTATCAAACATACAGAGAAATAGATAAGGATGAGTTATGAGATCAATCTATTTGCCATTTCAATTTAATAATGGAAAAGTTGCAACTACTTCTGATTTTGATGAAATTATTAAACAAAAAATCATTGATGTGCTTGCGGTAACCAAAACTGAGCGGCCAATGCGCCCTCGGTACGGTCTTGGTACTTATACCTTTTTGTATGAGCCTGTTGACCCCCTGATCTGGGAGGACTTTAAACAAGACGCCCTAGTAGAACTCCGTGAGGCCGTGTCGGGTGTACGTATTAACGACATCGTGATTGCCGAGGGGGATGGGTCTCGTGGAGAAGAAGAGGGCTCCACGATTTACGTAACTGTTTATTATTCTATAAATCCGTCGCAGAAATCCAGTGTTACACTTACTGTTAGCGACATTTTGAACGAGGAAACCTATGGCTAATTTTGATTACACGGCAAGAGACTACAGTAGCGTTCGTGAAGCGCTGTCGGCCCGCGCCTCCCGCTCTATTCCTGAATGGGTGGGGGACGACCCTTCGGACTTTATGTCCACATTGATTGACCTGTGGGCGTACACCGCTGACACACTTCATTACTACATTGACCGCGCATCCACAGAAGCCTTTTTGGGCACCGCGACCCAGCGCGAGAGCGTCTTGGCTCTGGCTAACCTTTATGGCTACACGCCTAATTACCAGCGTTCTGCAACTGCCACGTTAAGCCTGACCAATACGGGGGCATCTTCCGTTACTGTCCCGGCCAACACCAAGTTCATATCTACAACGGGGCAGTACTTTTACAATGAGGAAGCGCTATCTATCTCCGGTAATAGCACTGGGTCATTGAGTGTGCGCCAAGGCACACTAGTCAGTAGCGAAAGCCTGACTTCCTCCACCGACTCCACCCGTACCAGTAGCGACGGTACCTTTGGGCAACGGTTCAACATTTATCGTACGAGCGTTGACCCCACCACGGTACGAGTGTTTGTCGCTGAGGGCGCTGGGGGCGCAACAAAAGAATGGTCGCGGGTAAACACCCTTGTAAGTTACGGACCAGACGACTCAGTATTCTCAGTTTATATAGATTCTAACCAAATAGCGCAAGTAGTATTTGGTAATGGATTGAATGGGCGCATTCCACCGATTAACGCGCAAATAACCGCGACGTATGGGTATTCAGATGGTTCACTGGGGAATGTGGGTAGCAATACGATCACCCGTCTTGCTACGTCGTCACTTCCCACAATAACAACCATTACTAACGTCTCGCCCGCGGCCGGTGGCTTGGACTTTGAAAGTATTGACAGTATCAAGCGGGCCATTCCGGGTGCACTGCGTACTAGGAGTGGCGCCACCACCCTGTCGGACTTCAGGGACTTGGCTCTTGCTACGCAGGGTGTATCTAAGGCCACTGTCTCCTACACGGGGTCCTCGTCCAGCGGAGCGTCTATCACCGCCACGGTAGTCCCAGATCAGACAGCCTACCTAACTGATGGAGCGGCGTCAGTCAGCATTAGCACCGACTTGCGTGACCGAGTTGCTCGGGAACTTCTAGATAACGCCCTTCTTGGGGTTACCCTGATTAGCGTTCCCTCTTCCGTAACCTTCACTAAGATTTATGTGTACTTTGATCTGTACGTAAAGTCAAATTACGTACAGTCTGTCGTTGTTGCGGATGTTAAAAACGCGGTAGAAAACCTTTTTGCGTTTACTTCTGTCTCTTTTGGTCAAGTTGTAAATATCGGAGAGGTTTATCGTACCGCCATGGCTGTTGCTGGCGTGGATTACTTGATAGTCAAGGGCTTCACAACCACCAGCGGAGGTACGACCACCATTGATAACAGTGGCAAGATTACGGTTGGGGCAACGTCTTTGCCAAAACTTGGTGTTGTAACCATCACCGCCTCAGGGGGAGTCTCAGCAGTCTAATGGCAAAGAAAGCATTTGTCTTTAAAAGTAATCTAGGTACCACCGCCAGTACCTCTGGCTCATTCCTACAGCCGGGGACCGCCAATATCGGCACGGACGATTCATCAGCATTTAAGGCTGATGGGTACACCCTTCCCCCGGTAACCATCGGTTCAGCATCATTCCTGTCGGCTACCCCGACTAATTACGGAGAAGTGTTAGTGGAGTGGGGCATCACCAGTGCCTTGTCAAGTGTCGTCAGTGCCACACCTAGCGCCACAGAATTGATTCTTGTTTATTCCGCGTATGGCCCACCCCAAACCTATTTGGATGGGCAGGTGCTTGTCACGATTACAAACGCAAACACAGTTTCTTCATTTACCCATGATGGGCTCGCTGGTGGTACATGGGCGTACTACTCGCTGTTTGTTAAGTACCAAGCAACCGGCACGCGCTCATGGTACGAGCGCTTAGCCTCAACAGAGACGTTGGTAGTTAAAAATTACAATTCATTAGCGTCCCTGTATCGCCGTGTTCCACTGCATTACCGCCTGTTGGATGACCAACTTGGTCTTACCAATATCAACAGTGAGCACATCTCGGTCCTCCCTACCGACCTCGTTGTGTCAGGACCACTGCGGCGCATGCTGGATGTGTTTGGTTGGGATATTGACGTTTTAAAGACAACTATTGACTACGTAATTAGGCAGAAAGACCCGTACGTTGCGAACAGTGAAATGTTGGAGCAACTGGCTAAGGAAGTCGGTCTGCCGATTGAAACTGTGGACCTTGGCCCAGCCCGCCTTCGGGATTTGATTTCCAACTTTAGGTATTTGACAGAAAACGAGGGGCTGATCACAGGTATTGAGGAATATATAACGGCTTTGGCAGGTAGTGACACAGAAATAAAATTTAGTAACCCGGATTTGTTTACTGCTACGCAACACGCTATCTCCAGCCTTGCTACAACGACTTCCCCAACTCAGGTACCCACGACGGATCAGTGGCTCATGGAAGTGCAAGACCTTGGTGGCGGGGCATCGTCTCAAGCAGTTGCCGCCTCTTCTACCTATTACGGTAAAGCACTATGCGAGAATAACACGGCTGTACGCATTACGTCTGGCGCCGCATCGGTCAACACCGGCGTGTACGTAGGATGTTTGAAAACAAAGATAACGAATGTTAGCCAAGCCAGCCGTTTGTACATGGAGTACGGGGCTGTTTACGGAGCAACACCCAGTAACGGCGCAAGTGTTATTGGCGCGGCTGTACTGAGTAGCGTGACCGCGGCTTCGGCAGTGTCATACAGCCTCACCACGGGGGCAAGCACATCATTGGAGGGGTTCGTGTCCTCAGTAACGGACGGGCAAGCAAATGCGTGGTCAGTGCCTGTTGACTTTGGGGTTGTGGGTAACGGCTCAACAACGACCTCAGATATGTACTTACATATTTGGGTTGCGTCTAGATACAACAACAACCCTTTGCATTTTGTTCCAATTGTGTTGAAGACACAAAATAGGTACCCCTACTACATTGA